CCGCGCGTACATGACACCGCGCGATCTCCGGCGGGGGCGAACCTGCCGGCCCCGCACGCCGCACCAGCTGGGGAAGGGTGCGGCACGATGGTGTTAGCGACTGTCCTTGTCGATTGCCGGGGAAGGAAGAACCCCGGCAGGCCTTTATTCATCGGCTCCCGCCTCGCTTGCCACAAGACAGAGCAGACGCAGGGGGACTCCCAGGAACGCGACCAGCGAGCAGACGCCGTTGGCCAACGGGTACCGGCACGCCTCGTGGGTCATCACCCACGCCAGACATGCGGCGAACACGACGCCCCAGAAGACCAGCCGGCGCATGAACCGTTTCGACGGGCCTCCGTCCGCCGTGCGGAAACCGCTGGCGTGACGCCCGTAATCCTTGGCGTTCATCGTTTTTCTCTTTTCGTGTGGCCCCTCCGCCGGTAGGCTTGGAACTGCGACATTCAAACCAACGACCCAGCGAAGGGAAGAATCAATTGAATTGGACTGAACCATCCGTATTGGTCGCGATTGCGGCCCTCCTGTGGAACTGCGTGCAGCAGAGACAAATCAACAAGATTCGCAGGAGCGACAGGATTGCGGCGCAGCACCTCGTGGCGACCTTGGATTCGGAAAGTCTGCGATGTATCCATTTCCGCAACGAGGGCACCATGACCCTGTATAGGCCCAAAGTGGATTCAGACTTCTTCCTAAGCAGCGGAATTCCAATTGCCAACGCGGAAATCTGCCTGAACATTCCACCGAATACGGAAGCGGTCTTTTCTCTCACCAATGCTTCTGACATTCCTCGCCTTCCTGATTTTCTCCGTATCCAGTGGATTGAGTGGACGCGGCTGAAGAAGAGGACTCACTACATGTCGGTATCGATGGTTGAAGTGAAGCGCGCTTACGTCGAGCGCGCTCGATCTCACGAAGGTCAAGCTCGTTCTTGATGGACAACCCGATATTCAGAAGGAAAAGTGCGATTATAAGAACCGTCGGACCGTTCATCACGCCACCTCCTTGCCGGCGAGCGCCGGAATGGTTGCGGTGCGGATGGGACGATGGGACGCATGATGCGGTAGATTCATCATGAATGCTCCTATGAGAAAGAAGTCGATGATGGTCACATGGTTGTGGAATCTGATACAGGGGGATTTCGCACAGAACCCGACAGCCTGGATGGACTTGGCGATCACGGTTCTGGGAATCGTGCTCTCCCCGGTGGCGTGGTTCACGTCCAAATGTCTGGAGGGCAAAGCCGCGAAACGTGAGGCCAAGGATGCGCAGGAGAAGTTCGATGCCCAGCTTGAGGTGCTCAAAGGCCAATTGAAGGCCGCGAATGATTCGGCGGATGCGCTTCGCGCGCAGGTCAAGACGGTTGAGGATTCAGCCGATGCGTTGCGTGGACAGCTTGCCGCGCAGCGTACGCAGGCCCGGTTGGCCGAGGAGACCGCCAGTGTCCCGAAGTGGGACATATACCAAGTGCAGAACCTCAAGTATGCCGTCGCGAACGAGAACGCCTTTGATGCCCATGACGTTCGGGTGGTGCTTTCGAGCGGCAAGGAATACGAGCTGGGGAACATATCCAAGGGATCGTCCATCGGGTTCATGTTCATGGAGAAGGCGATTATGTGCGAGGACGGGTATGCCGACATCAGAATCACCTGGTCCCTTCCGGGTGAATCCGGGGAGCGTCATTCGGTGACGAAGCCGTCTCCTCAGTATCTGCACTGAACAAGGCGGCAAGCACATTATCGTCAATTCGCACGATTTTCCGATAGGAAATGATTTGCGGGCCGATTCCCGGGTATGTCTCGATACGCACCGGGTCGTCCGACATGTTCGCCAGAGTGTTTTCCGGTTCGTTGACGAGCGCGGCAAAACGGTGAATCTGATCGTTGTTCATTGAACGTAGTTCCACGACGGAGATGTCATTGCCCATCACTTCACCTCTCCTTCGGCGAGCGCTGGAATAGTGTTCTCAGCAGCGAGCGTCGGAATCGCGATGCTGGGAGATATGAGGTCGCTCGCGGCGACAGCGAAATGCTTAGCGATTTGTTCTATCTCCTCCAAGGTGAAGGGGGATTTGTTCAGCAAACGACGCTTGAGCGTGGACAAGGGAATCTTCGTTGCTCCTGCGAGCGCTTCAATGCTTTCGCGGCGAGAACCAAGCAGCGCACGAATATTCGACACTGCAAGTTTGTTGAGACTTAAGTAGTTCATGTGAACTACTTATAGTTCAAGGAAACTACTCGTGTCAATTTTTGGACTATTTGGCGTGTCGGTGGAATAATCTAGTTCATGAAGAATATTTCGACTTTCGGTAAAGCAATGGCGCAGGTCATGAAAGGACGCATGGCATTTCATGGCGTGACGCAAGCGGAAATGGCTGCGGCAATTCAGCTCAGCCAGTCGCAGCTGTCGAAGATACTAAGAGCTGAGAGAACCATTGATCTCGAATCCTTTGAGGCGTTTTGTGAAGCGTTGGATGAGAATGCAGCAGATCTCGTTAAAGCCGGGGAGTTGATAGCTAGGAGAATCCAAAACAACTCGCCAGAGTCATTTGTGCCGGCGGCAACTCTCGTATTTGTCGAAGGCGATGAACGCCTAGATAAGCCAAAACCTGCACTCAACGGCGAGCGCCTTGTTGATGATGAGCAGGCGCGAATAGACGAAACACTCAAGAAACTCCATCGAGGAGACATGGACATCGTTGCCCTGGAAGACGAACACAAGTATGACGGTGATGGGGACGAACCAGCGTAATTCCCTCGAATTCGAGGGAATCGGAAAAAAGGGGGTCGATTTTGACCCTGTTTAAAGTCATCGAATTCGACACGTTTTAGAGAAAGAGGTTTTGAATCATGGATGATTCAAATAACCAGCAGGCCGAGATAGTCCTGTACCAGGCGGACGGGCGCAACGTGCCCGTGCAGGTGTCGTACTGGGGCGACACGTTCTGGATGCCACAGTCCGGCATGGCAGAATTGTTTGACACCAGCCAGCAGAACGTAAGTCTGCATCTGAAAAACATCTATGAAACGGGCGAGCTGCAGGAAGAATCAACTCACAAGGATTTCTTGTCAGTTCGACAAGAAGGCAGTCGCAACGTCAGACGCACCGTCGCCTTCTACAATCTCGATGCGATCATAGCGGTCGGCTACCGTGTCAACAGCAAGCAGGCCACCCAGTTCCGCATCTGGGCCACCGGCGTGCTCAGGGAATACGTCATCAAGGGGTTCGCCTTGAACGACGACATGCTCAAGAACGGGCGACCGTTCGGCCAGGACTACTTCCACGAACTGCTCCAACGTGTCCGCGACATCCGCGCCAGCGAGAAACGCTTCTACGTGCAGATCTGCGAGGTGTTCCAGGAAATCTGCACCGACTACGACAAGGACGCGCCCATCGTGCGCACCTTTTACAAGAACGTGCAGAACCGGTTCCACTACGCCGTCACCCAGCACACCGCACCCGAAATCATCCACGAACGCGCCGACGCCGGCAAGCCCCACATGGGACTCACCACATGGAAGGACGCGCCGGACGGGCGCATTCACTCGTCCGACGTGACCATCGCCAAGAACTATCTCAGCGAGGACGAGATCAACAAGCTCAACCGGCTGTCCAGCGGGTTCCTCGACATGATCGAAAGCCGCATCGAGAACATGCAGACCACCACCATGAGCGAATGCCTGCAACTCGTCAACACCTACATCCAACTGACCGGAGGCCCGCTCATGCCCGACATCGGCAAGGTCACCCGCAAACAGGCCGACGTGAAAGCCCGGGCCGAACTCGCACGATACAACCAGTCAAGCCCCGACCAATTGTCCGACTTCGAGAAGTTCGCCAGAGGATTGGACCAGAAATGACCGGCCTGCCGTTGTCGCCGCGCATGAGCTACGGGCAGATGCGCATGGCCCTGTACACTGTCGCACCCGACCTGCACGTGGCCAGCGCCCGCCTGCCCGGCAAGCTCGACGGCCTATACTGCCTCGCCACGAACACGGTGCTCCTCGACCGGCGCATCACCTACACGCGCAAACGCTGCGCCCTCGTCCACGAACTCGTCCACTGGCAACACGGCGACGACA